TACAACAAGCGGGTTTCGATACCGAAAATCTCGCAAAATATCATTACATAAATTGGGGAAGAAAAGAAAATAGAAAATATTGTTATCCAAAAGAAAAACTTTCTTGTAATAAAATATTTCAAATTGGTTTTAATAAATGTGGCACTTTATCATTATGGAATTTATTTAATAGTTATAGTAAATTAAAGGCTATTCACTGGGACTATGGAAACTTGGCCCAAAAAATATATAGTAATGTTTACTCTGATAATCATTTGCCATTAGACTCTTATGAAAACTATACTTATTTTGGAGACATGGAATGTTTTATAAAAGAACAAAATGTAATAAAGTATATACAAATATATAAAGATTTTTTTGATATCCTTGATATTAATTATCCTGAAAGTTTATTCATACTAAATACTAGGAATATGGATAATTGGATACGAAGTAGAACAAATCATTCTTTCGTCGATACTGATAATAACACAATTCAATATATAGATTTATTTAAAAAAGTATATAACACAAACATAAAATCAGAAATTATTAAAATTTGGAAAAACGACTGGAAAGAACATCATAATAATATTAAAAAATATTTTCATAGAAATATTCATAGATTATTTGTATTTAATATAGAAAAAGATTCGCCAGATAAACTATTTAATTTTTTAAGATGTAGAAATATTAAATTTCAAATTAATACTTTACCATATGATAATAAAACCAAATACAAATAAATCGTATACCGGATACACAGATATTGAATCCGATGATATATGTTTAGTTATGAGTTTTTATAATGCTCTAAATTATAAATCTACAGTAAAAAACTTACAATTAATTATTCAAGAATTAAATAAAACAAATATTCCATTCTATATAATAGAACTACTTTATCCACAACAAAAACAATCTATCCCACAAGCAAATTATATTGTAAGAGCAGACTCTTTTTTCTTTTCAAAAGAGAATCTATGGAATATAATAGAATCTAAAATTCCAGATAAGTATACTAAATTAATATTTACTGATGTAGATATACTATACTCTGATCCAGATTGGATTGATAAAATTTCTATTCTATTAGACACATATAAAGTTATTCATGGTTGCGAATATCTATATAAAGATATTTATAGAAAAAACATTTATGATAATGTAAATCTGAACGCTGGCGATACCAAGCACACAGTTGTCAAATCTATTATTAAACAAAAGTCTTTTGAATTTAACAATGTTCATCCGGGCTATAATATTTGTATCGAGAGAAATTTTTATCATAAAATTGGCAGATTATTTGAATATGCTCATGGAACCGCTGGAGATACTTTATTTTGGGCTTCTTTTGTAAAAGACTATGAACCTTATTGTTGCGCCCTATTTTCTGCTCCAAGATTTAAAGAAGTAAAAGAAAAATACATAGAATATAAAAATAATATATTAAAATTATGCGATCCAATAAAAGATGTTAATTATTTAAAAGATAATTGTGGTTTACATCTATTTCATGGTCATCCAAAAAATAGAGAGTACGGTAATCAAGATAGATTTATTCCTGGTCCAATAAAATTTTCTAAAAACTCTGATGGTGTTATTGAGATGAAAATTATACATCCTATCGTCAAAGATTTGAAACAATATCTTGAGTTTCGCAGAGAGGATGACGATATAGAGGTTGACAGTGTTTGAGCGTTGTGGTATACTCGACATACACACAGGAGACTATTTGGATGACTCACGATTTTAATTATGTTTGGGGAATGGTTCGTGATCTTAGGGCCACAAGCAGCACTATTGATAAGCAAGGAATTATTGAGGACTATTGCAATCATAATTCTGAGGCTGCAAATTTTGCTAAGAAGATTCTTCTTTACACCTATCATCCTCTTTGGCAGTATAATGTCACAAGTGATAATCTGAAAAAGAAAAATTCTCTGAGAGGTAAGAGTTATAAGAATTTCTTTGATCTTTTGGATGACCTAAAGACTCGCAAGATAACGGGCCACGATGCTATCGGAGCGGTCCATACTTTTATTGATAGTCAGTCAAATAAAGACAATATTGAAGAACTCATTTATTGCATTATTGATAAGGATTTGAAAACCCGTGCTGGTGATAAGATTATCAACAAGGCTATTGCTGACCATATTCCAGAGTTCAGTGTTGCTCTAGCAGATAAATATGACCCGAATATTGTAGACTGGAAGGATGGATGGTATGTTAGCAGAAAAATTGACGGTGCTAGATGTATCGCTATTGTTGATAGTAATGGCGATACTACTTTCTATTCCCGTACAGGAAAAGAATTTGATACTCTTGGCGTTGTTGCTGGTGGCATTAAGAATCTTGGTGTTACTAATGTAGTATTTGATGGTGAACTTTGTCTTGTAGATGACGATGGTAATGAAGATTTTCAGGGAGTTATGAAACAACTCAAGAAGAAGGATCATACTATTCCTAATCCATCTTTTAAGATTTTTGACATGATTAGTCATGATGAATTTTATACTAAGAAAGGCAAGTCTAATAAGACTTACTCTCACAGATTGAATAATCTCAAAGAAGTTATGAAGAATAACTCTTGCCCATGTCTCAGTGTTCTTGAACAGGATAGGGTTAAAAATGATGATCATTTTGCTGAATGGGTAGCAAAAGCAAATGAGAATTCTTGGGAGGGGTTGGTGCTAAGGGCAGATGAATCCTATAAAGGAAAGCGTAGTAAGGACTTGCTCAAGTATAAGAGTTTTAGTGATAATGAATACGAAGTAGTAGATGTTGAAATGGGTCCATTTCGTTATGTATTGAATGGTAAGGAACACGAAGAAACTATGCTAAGTTGTGTTACTATTAAACATAAAGGATATAATGTGCGTGTTGGATCTGGCTTCACTATTGAGCAAAGACAGGACTTTCACAAGAATCCTAACAAAATTCTTGGAAAGATAATCACAGTACAATATTTTCAAGAAAGTCAAAATCAAGATGGTGGTATTAGTTTAAGATTTCCAACATTTAAAATTTTACACGGCGAGGCTAGAACAGTTTAAAGAAACACGCTTGACAAGTCGATAACTGTAGTATACAATCAGTATATGGGCATTACAGCATTTGGAGATAAGATGGAAAACGCAACAGAAAAAAAGATTGAGTATACCACTAGCAAAGTTGATGAATTTTTTGCCAATTTTCCAAAAGATAAGATTGTGTCATATAAGGATTATTGGGAAAGTGTTAAGCCTCAAAATAACGATGAAATCTTTAGACGATATCTGTTTGCATACTGCTCTGTACATACCACTTGGCAAGGAAATGTGAAGGGCTATAATGCTATTAAGAACTTTAATGAATGGATATCAGACAAAGAAACTCTAAGAACCAAATTACATAAGTCCGGTGTTGGACTTCATAATAATCGTACAGAATATATTTGGGACTTTCAGAATAAGTTTTGGAGCAATCCGAAAGATTTTTATTTTACAACCAAAAAGTATCACGTTAAGAAACGAGATAATATTGTTGACAAAATCAAGGGTATCTCTCAGGCTAAAGTTTCTTTCGCCCTAGAAACTATTCATCCCAATGAGTGTCGAGTTCTTTGTGGAGATGTTCATATTTTACGCTTGTATGGTATGGAACATTTAAAGTACAAGAGTGGTGCTGGGCTTAAAATGTACAAACAAATGGAGCGCCACTGGAGTATTAATTGTGGTAAACTAAAAGTTCCATCCTATATTGCTCGTTGTTTATACTGGGATAGTGTCCAACAAAAAGATGATAGTAGGTATTGGTCATGGGTATTTGAGGATATAAATGAGTCTCAAGTCTGTTAGATTCTTTCCTAATTGGGATGAAACTAGTATATTACAAGTTACTGGATTTTTATATCTGATTAATTATATTATCAATCATCAATCACCAATCAATAATTGGATAGAAATTGGATCTCATCTAGGAGAATCATCAACTTTATTATTGGGTTTTCCTCAGATTAAAAAAATACATATAATTGAACAATCAGAATATTCTTGTAAATTACTTAGTAAAAAATTTGAGAATAAAATTAATGCTCATCAATGCGTTATCTATAACGATCTTTCAGAAAAAATTCTTCCATCCTTTTTAGATAATAGTATAGATTGTGTTTATATAGATGGTGATCATAATTATGATTCGGTAAAACAGGATATAGAATTATCTATTAGTAAGTTGGTGGTTGGTGGTTTTTTATGTGGACACGATTATAATAAGTCTTGGCCGGGCGTTATTGATGCTGTTAACTTTTTTATCTCAAACTCAAACTATAGTCAAAAAGATTTAATTTTGTTTGAGGATTCTAGTTGGTTACTTAGGAAAAAATAATGGGAACAATCACCAACTTCTCAAAAGATCATATTATTTGCGTATTATGTGATTGTAATCAAGAGGTTTTGGTATTAAATTATGATGAAAAGACTAAGACGCTGGACTTAGCCATGTATGAAAGTTATGCGGCCTATAAAAATAATTCTAGTTGGTTTCAGAAAATACGCTATATATGGAAGATTTTAACAGACAGACACCCATATACAGATCAGATTGTTATTAATCATCAACAAATCAAAGATATTAGTAAATTTCTGTGCGAATTGATAACTAAATAGTGTATACTAATACATCCTTTAAGGAGACTAATTATGAAATCAAATGTAAATAGTTTTATTGGGGATGAACTGGCAAATAAAGTAAAAGTGCTATCTTCTGCTTTATCTCAAGCACAAAATATGGTTATGGTTTTGGAAAAAGAAAATCAAAATCTAAAAGATGTTCTTAACAATCTAACATCTATAAATAAAGAAGATTGTGATTATGAGTATGAGGTAGTAAGTGTCAAATAATTCTACACAAGGATGTTTTCCAAATAGAGTAGTTACGCAGATTAATGATAAAGAATTTATATTAGAGGGCATAAGTAAGAAAACAAAAATTTGTTCAGAATTTGATGATGGCTTTCCATATCATATAGATTTAGAAGGCGGTCCTTTTATACACGTTGGTCTTGATTTTTTTGGCAAGGGGAGAGTTAAAACTCTACAGTTGATAGACAATGATAAGCCGAACTATATTATGTTAAAAATAATACTGGAGTAAAAATGTTTCAGGAATTACAAATGTTAATAGGTCTAGAACAGACAATGCTGGTTATGGGATTTAGTACAATAGAAATAGGAGAATTGATTATTAATATAACAATTTAAGGATGTTTCATGAATAGAAGACATTTTATATCTCACACCATAGGTGCGGCCCCATTAGTTTTACCAGCAATTAATTTTACAGATTCTATTCTGGCTAATGCGGCCGATATGAAAAAGAACACGAAATCTGTGATTCTTTTATGGATGGGCGGCGGTCCCAGCACTATTGATCTTTGGGATTTAAAACCGGATACTCCTACTGGCGGTCCTTTTAAGCCAATTAGCACAAGTGCTGATGGTATACAAATATGTGAGCATCTACCATTATTGTCTAAGCAAATGCACCATATGAGTATTGTTCGTAGTATGAGTACCAGAGAAGCAGATCACACAAGAGGACGATACTATATGCATACGGGTTTTGTTCCGAACCCAAGTATTGAGCATCCAAGTTATGGTAGCGTAGTATCTCATGAACTTTCAAAGTTTGTGCCAGAATTAGAAATTCCAGCATTTGTTAGTGTTGGAGGAAGCAGTATTGGTCCGGGATTTTTAGGAATGACTTATGCTCCGTTTGTTGTTGATAGTAATGGAAATATTCGTGATTTAAATGGTAGTATTGATCAAAATAGAGTAATGGAAAGATTACAGATGTTGGAGGCTATAGAAGATAATTTTATCTCTCAAAAGAGAGGCAATATTGCTATTGAGCATAAAAAAGTTGTCGATAAAACAGTAAAACTTATGACTAGCCAACAAATGGATGCTTTTAAGGTATCAAAAGAGCCTCAAGAAATTAGAGATAAATATGGTAATACTGGATTTGGTCGCGGCTGTTTAATGGCTCGTAGATTAGTAGAAACAGGAGTCCCGTTTATCGAAGTTGATTTGGGTGGATGGGATAATCATAGCGATATTTTCCCAACTCTGCAAAATCAAAAACTTCCAGAACTAGATAAATCAATGAGTGCTTTGATTGATGATCTCAATAACAGAGGTTTATTAGATACTACTGCCATAGTATGGATGGGCGAATTTGGTCGTACCCCAAATATCAATGGTAATAGTGGTAGAGATCATTGGGCCAGAAGTTGGAGTGCCGTTGTTGGTGGCGCTGGTTTTAAACGTGGAGTAGTTGTTGGTGAAACTAGTCAGGACGGTAAAGAGGTAGTATCAGAATCATATAGTTCTGAAGATTTAATGGCTAGTATACTAAAGTCTGTTGGTATTTCATTAGAAACAACATTCACATCTAAAAATGGTCGTCCAATGAAGATTGCTAATTCTGGACGAGTAATTAAAGAACTGTTCTGAGGTTGAGTATGAGTAATATCAAAAAGATATTATCATCCGATCTACTAGAATCCATTAGTATATCATTCTTAGTTAATGTTATACTATTTATGGTATTGTCTCTGATTACTGTTGTGCTAGAAAATAAAAGAGAATCTCTCATAGTTTTAGAGTCAAGCCCAGTTGAATATGAGCATTATGAAGAACCTGTTGAACTAATTGATATTACAACATTTGATCAAAAAGTAACAGTATTAAAACCAGAATCACAAGCACCACTATCTGTATCAAATGAAATATTGAACACTATACCTCAACTTGATATTATTTCAGATGTTTCTTTAGAAAAAGTACAAGATTTTTCCGTAGTATCCGAAACCGATGTTGTTCAAAACATTAATATTGGTACATCAATAAGCCAAGATACTAGTGTTGGAGGAGTCTTAGACAGATTGACTATTGAGATAGCAAACAATGCTAAAAATAATGATCTTAATGTAATATGGTTATTTGACGCATCAATTAGTTTATCGAAACAGAGAGAAGATATTAGAGATAGATTTAAGAAGATAATACAAGAAATAGGGATGAATAGTTTTAGTCACTCAATCAAACACACCATCTGTTCATTCGGCTCATCATTATCAATTATGAATTCGGATCCAACAAATGACACAGATATACTTTATAGATCAATAGATAGCATAGTCCTAGATGAAACTGGTATTGAGAATATTTTTGGATCAATAGAACAACTATGTAAACAATATAAAACTACAAGAAATATGATTGTAGTATTTACAGATGAGGTCGGAGACGATCTTAATTTATTGGACAAAACTGTTGTAGAAGCAAGAAGAAAAGGAACTAGGATTTATGTTGTTGGGCCTCCAGCACCATTCGGATTATCATCTATACAATTTAAATATGTTGATCCAGATCCTAAATTTGACCAGAATGAGAAGTGGGTTGAGATAAATCAAGGACCGGAAACATTATTCAAGATGACTCTTGATCTTCACAGTTTGCCTATTGATGAATCTGGACTAGATAGTGGTTTTGGTCCGTATGCTTTAAGTAAAATATGTGTTGATACTGGTGGAATTTATTTTGCTGTGCATCCTAATAGGAACGAAAACCAAGTATCTAAAAAAGAAATATCTCCACTATCATCATATATATCGGTATTTTTTGATAACGCTGTGATGAAAAAATATTTACCAGATTATCGAAGTATTTTACTACAAACTAAAGAGAATCAAACACATAAAATTAAAACTGCTTTATTGAATGCTTGTAAGATACCTATACAAATTAATAATAATCAAAAGATTAATTTTACAGCATACACAGAGGGTGAGTTTGTAGAACAACTAAATGAAGCACAAAAATATTCTGCAAAAATAGAACCTCAAATAGATAGAATATATACTATACTCAAGGAAGTAGAACCACAATCTAAATCGCTAGATGAAAAACGATGGCTTGCTAGTTATAATTTGGCTATGGGTCGTATTCTAGCAACTAAGTGTAGAATAGAATTATACAATGCTATGTTGGCCGAAGCAAAAACTGGTTTACAAAAAAGTGATCCAAAAAATAATTTATGGAATTTAGAGTTTGATGCTGAATTTACAACAAAATCTAGTCAGTTA